GACGACTGCCACAGGCTGTCCGTCTTTGGTGCGAAGATTATCCTCTATCAAACGATACAGCTGGTCGGGTGCTAATGCACCGCTTTGGGATAACTGGCTTACGGTAGATGCGCGGAGTTGTTGTTTAGAATAGCCCTGCTTAAGCTCGTCCATTTCTGATTCTTTTACGGCTAATTGCTGCTTTAATTCGGTTACTGTGGTTTGGACTTCTTCCCAGAGGGTTTTGTAGTCGCCAGACTCGGCCAGCTTGGCGGTCTTGGCTTCCTCGTGGGCTTTGCGGAGTTCCTCCACTTGGGATTGGAGTGTGTCGCGGTTTTCGCGGTCTTTACGGCGTTCCGCAATGAGCTCGGCGTTTTTGGCCTTCAATGCTTCAATTTGAGCGGCATAGTCGGCACTTTCAGCCACGGGCTTGGGTGCTTCAGCTTCCACAGGAGGCTGTACTTGTTGCTCTTCAGACACAATCGTGTACTAGATAGACGGCTCTATTCTAGGTCAGTAGTGGGGGCGGGAAGGCGTTCCAGTTCCTCGGAGATGTCGAGGTTGTCGGGGAGGATTTCGCCTCGGCGGAGGATTTCCAGCATTGTTTCGTTGCTGATCTTGCCGTTTTCGTTGAGTTGGGCGATAACTGAAACGTCTTGGCCGATAAGGCGGTAGTAATCGAAGTCGCGGTCGATTCGCACAGTAGGTGGCTCGATGCCTACATACCTGGAGGCGAATGCGAAGGCTTGGTTTAACGCGCTTTCCAGCTCTTGGCTGATGATGGAGAGGACGCTGTTGGATTGGGCTTGGTCGATGCGCTTGGCTTCGGCAGACTCGGCCACGAACTTTTGGCCGAAGAGTTTGGTAACGCCGAGGGAGGACATCTGGCCTTCGAGGGACTTCAATTCCTCCATTTGGGCGTTGAAGCTGGTGGCGTCGGCTTGGACGTAGTAAGCCTTGTTGCCCGGTTGCATTGCGATGGCATAATTCACGCCCATCGTTGCCGTTCCAGTGGTGTCGTCCCAGCCTTCGAGGACGAGGGTGGGCATTGCGGCGATGTGGAGCGCGTGGATTAGGTCGGCTTGGCGTTGGTAGTGGGTGAGGTTGAGGTTGGCGATGTCGAGCAGTGGGGGCAGGGAGCGCAACATGCCACGGCGGTTGCTGTAGATGGGGACGACGGGGATTTCGTCGAGGCTATAGTCGCCGGTTTCGCTAAATTCCACTACGTCTTGGCCCAGCGTGTACAGGTCGTAGCGACCTGGGTAGATCACACGCATTTGCTCGATCTGTTCTTCGCCAAATTCGTTTAGTGGTCGTGTTGTGTACTCGTGGATACGCACTTGCGTGAGGGGGCTTCCGGGCATTGTTGTGGCCTGGCGCCAACCCCAAATTTGTGGTGCGTCAATATGTATGAAGTAGGGGCGGCGTCCCAGGGCGCGCTCTTCGGCAAGGTTGAGGGCCCCAGAAGCAGCGGGATAATCGATAAGGATTGCGCTGTGGCCGTAAGTAAGGCTGCTGACAAGAGCACGACGGGCATATTCGTTGATGTTGGATCCTAGGCCGTCGATATTCTCGCTTAGTTCGAGCCAGTAGTCGTCGCCTTCGATGTGGATTGGTTTGCGGAGGATCGCTCCAGCGGCAGTTTCGATTAGGCGGCTGGTGTAGGGGGAGAGGACGGAGCGCTCGATGCGGGTTTCGTATGCTTCGTCGTCCTCGCGGGGTTCTTGGGGGAGGTAGGTCTCGTGGAGGTCGCGGAGGTAATTCGTGCCACGGGTGACGGCTGCCATCGTCTCCCAGTCGGGCATCATTGCGATGACTTCTAGGTCGCGGACGAACGGTGACTCGCTGACGACAGCGCCGGTCGGTGGAATGTTTGCGCTGTAGACCACGGTTCGCTAGCTCTTTTTTACCATTCTAGTTGTCACCATTTTTCGCGATTTGCCCAGTACGCGGCGGACATCTTGCCTTTGGCGATGTTCTTTGCGTGACGGGCTTTGAAGGCTTTGTTGCGGGCCGTTCCAGTGGGGCTGCCCTTGACGCCCTGTTGGCCGAAGCGGATTAGCTTCACTTTGTCGCCCTCTTTTGCGAGTACTACGTGACTCTTTTTGGGGTGACTTGGGGTGCGTTTGGGTTTGTTGTAGCCGCTGAATTTTTCGCCGCGATACTCAATCATCGTGTTCGTCCTCCTCTTCGACGGGGATAAGAACTTCCATGCCTTGGGCTACTTTGGCGATGAACGCACCAAGCAGGGCGGGATCTTGGGGTGTGGGGAATACAAAGGTAGCGGTGGTTGTGCCCTCCTCGGCGTCAATTTCGATGTGGATACAACCGCCGCTGACTGTTTCGATCATTAGCCGTGGTAAGCGACGGCGACGATCGGCACAACGCTGGGCGTTCCAGAGCTGATGGCTGAGATGCGCATACGGACTTTGTTTGCGGGTTTGCCGCTATAGAAATAGGCGTACTGGCCGTTGGAGTTGATGGTCTTGCTGGTGTCGAGCTGAAACCAGGTGCCGCCGCCGTTGAAGCTGCATTCAAAGGCAAGGGTAAAGTTGGCGCTGCCGGTTACGATGGCCGCGAAGGTGAACTCACTGCTGTCGGCGTGGACTTCGAAAGCGTCGTCAACGGCGGTTAGTGGGGTTGATTCGTGGTGCTCGACCAGGTTGGTGCCGCGAGAGATGGTAAGAGCCATCATTTCCTCCGTTTACGGGTGGTTTTGGCTGCTTTTTTGAAGGCGGCAGCGGTTGGGGCGCCTTTGGAGCCGGGTTTACGCATCTTTTCGCCGGATCCGGCGGCGATACGTTTGCGTTTGGCGTGGATGTTGCTGTATAGACCGCGTTTTGCCATCGTTCCAGCGCTGATGGTTCAGTCTACTTGGACTTTTTGGCGGTTAGTAAACACGATAGGAGGTTTTGCCGATAGTCTCGGGCTTGGCAAGGTTAAAGGTTTGAAGGCATAAATAGCCAAAAGCATCAAAAGCGTGGTCAACGCCAAGGTTTTTGTTGGGTAGGGACGTTCCAGGGGCGTAGGTGAGGGTGCGGAGGGCTTTGATGAGTTCGCGGCAGCGGGGGTGGATTTTGCAGCGGCGGGCGCCGGATGCGTCGAGGAGGGCGGTGTTGACAGCGGTGACTTTGTCGCGGATCTTCCAGGGGCTGCGTGGGGTGGAGACATTGAAGCCCGATTTGCGGAGGATGCTGTGGTCGGTCGCTCCAACGCCAGCGGTTTTGCGGGCGCCGCCGGTGGGGTCGGGGCAGGCGACGATGCGGCGTTCCACGCCGTAGCGGTTGATGACTTCTTCTGCGAAGTCCCAGGTGGTGGCGCCGCCGGTCATGATGATTTCGTCGAAGACCCAGAGTTCGTCGCCTTTTTTGACGGCGCAGATGCCGCTCATTGGGTCCACGTTGAAGTCAACGCCGAGGAGGAGGGGGAGGATTGGGAGGTCGCGGACTTCTTTGTCGATGTTGGCGTCGTTGAAGCTGATGGCGACTAGGCCGGAGAGGTTTTCGAAGCTGGCTTCAAATTCTTGGCGGAAGGTGCGGGCGTCGAGTTGGGCGCGGGCGGCTTCGACTTCTTCCGGTGGGACGTTGCCGCCTTGGATTGTGGTAAAGCACCAGCGCTTCCAGTCGCCTGTGGTGTCTTCATCGACGTAGCACCACAGGTCGTAGAACCAGCTGGCGGTGCCTTCGGGGGTAGAAATGAAGAGTGCCCAGCCCTGTTTGTCCGCCAACGCAGGGCGAAGCACCTCGAACCAGACCTCCGCTTCCATGAAGGCGGCTTCGTCGAGGACAACGCCTGAAAGGGAGCGGCCTCGCAGGGCAGCGGCGTTTTCGGTGCCCTTTAACTCGATCGTGGAGTCGTTGACCAGCTCCATGCGGAGTTCGGTCTCGTTTTTGCTACGTACCAGGGAGTTGGGGATGATCTTTTTGAGGGTTTTCCAGGCGATGTCTTTCGCCATGCGGTAGGTGGGGGCGCAGTAGAAGTAGGTTTCGCCGGGGCGTTCCAGGGCTGCTTTGAGGAGTTCGATGCAGGCGAGATAGGATTTGCCGAAGCGGCGGCCTGCGACGAGGACGCGGAATCGGTTGGTGGCGCTAAATACTTCGCCTTGGGCGGGGCGAAGGGATAAGTCGAGGGATTTTGCCACGCAGGTGGTGGGTTTTGTGTTACTAGCCTATTACTCGCGTTCGATTTTGATGTTGATGTCGGGGACGCTGTTGCCCTTTTCTTCGACTTCGTCGCAGCCGACCATCTTGGCGAGGGAGTCGAGGACTTGGGCGGCGGTTGCCATTTGACCGCGCTTCATTGAAGCGTTGAACAGCTTGTTGCGCATCGAGAAGATGCGGCCCGCCATGTTTTCACGCTCCAGTTTGAAGTCCTCGTTGTTGAGGGCTTGGACTTTTTTCCAGTCGCGCCAGGCGGTGGCGAGGGCGATTTGCTCCTTTTCGGCGTGGTCGAGGACAAGTTGGCGGCAGGTGAGTCCTTCGAGTTGGCGTTTGTAGAGACGTTGGACGCGATTCTCGATTAGTGCTTCACTATTACGCAGGCCAAATGGTCGCTTTTTCTTGCCAATAGTTTTTGGGTCGCAATACTCGTCGTCGCTGATTCCTTGGCCGTATTCAATTTCGTACTTTTCCTCTTCTGGCATCGTTCCAGGGCAACCTTTTGGTTGGATCGTAACAATTTTGGTGGGTTTTTGCCGGTGGTGCGTATTTTTTGGGGCCAGGGGGTGTAGCACAGTACAGAACTTGACCCCTGCCCCCTCCTGTGCTACTTTAATAGGAAATGGCCCGTATTTATGCAGGTTCCCTATGTCCCTGTACGCCCCACAGGATTCTCAACTGTGCCCCCCTATTGAGAACCGCCCTGTTGCGAACGGTTCTCAGGAGTTGTTGCGAGCGATTCTCAGGAGCGGCGATCCGTGGCGGCGCCAGCAGCACAGCCCAGGCAGGCCGCAGACAGGGCAGCCATGCCGACAAGGGGGACAGCATAGCGCTCGGCAGCTCGTGCCATGGAGCCGCTGCTGGCTAGGTCTCGTGCCTGATCCGCGCAGAGGACGGCGCCCCAGCCAGAAACGGTAGCAGCGAGAGCAAATATGAAGAAATAGAAAGATCGCATAGTGACACGGATACGTAACGGGACTGTGTGAGCTTGAGCGGCGGATTTTCGGTGGACGGTCTCAGGATGAGGGGCGGCGGAAGACACGCATGTGTATCGGATACGTGCCAGGGGTTCAGCCTTGGACAGCCCACAGGGGGAGAGCACAGCCATGGCGTAGAAGCGTCGCGCAAGCCTCAGCCTGTCGCTTTCCAGCAGCAGTCAGCACAGGCAGCCGAGGGTTCGAGCCATCGCGCAAATCAGCAGCGATAGCGTCGCGGGAACGAAGGGAAAGGAGAGTCATCGGATTGGAAGGGGTGCAAGCTTGGGTGACTTGCTTGTGTGTATTGTAGCAGAGAAGGAGCCGCATTGCGACCCTATGTTTCGGAATGTTTCAGGCAGTCGCCCACCTTCTGGCAGTGGAGGGAGAGACGCCCAGACGCTGAGCACAGA